GTGGGAGGAAATGCTTCGGAAAGGCTTTTACGGCGGTGACGATGGGATCAGCGGGGATCTGGACGTGGAGGAACATGTCAAGATAGGTGCACTGTATGGCCAAGTCATTGAGGCCAGCAGCGTCACCCGCGGGAATCCTGGTGTCAATTTCTTGGCGAGGTACTATTCGGACGAGGTTTGGTTCGGACGCACGGATTCAATGTGCGATCTGCCCAGACAACTCAAGAAGTTCCACCTCACCCACAACCTTCCCAGCAGCGTCTCGCCTATAGAGAAACTCCACCAAAAGTGTGAGTCTCTACGATTCACTGATCCAAATACCCCAGTCCTCGGGCCTCTCTCCGAGTTCGTGGTGGGTTTGTTGGGAGCCGCAAAGGCGGACCGCTTCGGTCTTCGATCGTACTCGTCATTAGGAGGACAGTACCCGAATGACCCTAGCGGTGGCTGGATGGATGATCAGGCGGTTCGAATGATTCCGGACTTTGACAAGGTGTTCGTAGACCAAGCGCTCCAAACGTACAAAAACAAAGCATTACAAGACAGATCTGCGTTAACCAGCTTCCCAGTGTTGGTTGGCGCTCCTGTAATTGCTCTTCGGCCAGAGGCCACAATTACTGGGGATGTTTATTCCCAAATCGGAACTGGCCTACTACCATGTCCATCTCCCTCACCCATCTCTGCTTCTGTGGCCGTGCCTGCTCTGTCTATCGGCACTGGTGTTGCAACTGTGGTTTCTCAACCCGTATTGGGAACCACAGCGACGGCAAGTGGTGCATCTCTTTCTGCAGTATCCCCGCGTCAGCAGATCCCATCGACCCCGAGTGCAAACACGCCAGCGCGAGAGTCATTGCTCACGCAGTGTCCACAGTTCGTGCCCGGCCCTCGAGCCCCGGCGCCGTACCACCCGGACTTCCTGTCGGACAATTGGAAGTGCCGAGTGGCGGCGATCGAGAAGTTGCACCCCCTAGCCGAGGATCTATCGACGAGGTTGCTGTGCAACTGGGACACGTGTGCAAGAGAAGGAGGTCCAAGCGGGACGACCCCGTATGCGGAGGTGATTCGTGATTGTGTGGAGTTCTTCATGGCCAAGATCGTGACCTCAGTAGCTGAGGGCGGTCTTGAGCCATTGGAGGGAACAAACGTCGTAGTGGGTAAGAGGGCCTTCACTCAGCCCAATGTAGGTGAGAAAACGAAACAGAAAAAGACGA